ATCACTTTGGATCAACCTGGATGCAGTGGGGCGCCCGCCGCAAGAGACTACTTATTGTGGAGGTACCGACATCTCAGCCGGGACCGGTGCTTCAAACAGCGTATTCAGCATTGCTGACAACCGTAGCGGGGAAAAGGTAGCTGAGTTCACTTCAAGTAATCTAAGCCCTGAGGGGTTCGCAGACGTTGTTATTTTGCTCCTCAAAGCCTTCTCCACTCCATACGGTGCTTGCTGGATCGGTTGGGAAGGGAATGGACCAGGGCAGATTTTTGGCAAAAAGCTACTCCAGACTCACCGATGGCACAACTACTACAGTTCAGCCGATGAAGGTAACCCCAAGGCCAAGAAGAAGACCAAAGGCCGACCTGGGTGGTGGAGTAACCCGAATGCCAAGCAACTTCTTTTAAGTAATTACCGGGAATCACTTGCTGCCGAACGCTTCATAAACCGGTCCGAGGCGGCCTTAGACGAATGTGCGGAGTATATCTACAATGCTTCAGGCACCGTTGAGCACTCGAGAACTCGCGGTAATGAGGATAATTCAGCTAATTCCGCCCAACATGGAGACCGCGTTATTGCTGATGCTATTTGTAATATGGGTCTCAGCAAGCAGTCCAAGGTAAAGAACAGACCGAAACCTAATCTCCGTAACGGCCTCGCAGCAAGAAGAGCTAAGAGGCTTGCAGATAACGCCAAACAAGGTGAAAGGAAGTGGTACTAATGGCCGAAGACGCCCCTGTTGTTGAGGAAGATGTCCCGGAAATTACCGAACAAGTTAGGTTGCTCCTCGAAAGGGCCATCGACAAGTCTTATTCTGATATGGCTACTCTCCGGGAAGATCGGAAGATGCTGATTAACGAATACTCATCCGATATCAAGAATGAGAATAAGACGGTAATCAACAAGATCTTCCAGATGGTCACCACTTACCAGCGCCTTCTTTCCAGTAGCAAGCCGAATGTCCTTGTCGGTACTCAGATCCAGGGGTTGAAGCCTGATGCCGAGAACCTTCGCCTTGCCCTTAACCACCTCTTGGATGAGATCAAGTTCAGCAAGAACCTTAACCGCTGTGTCCTCGATGGCTTCTTCGGGATGTCTGTAGCGAAGACTGGCCTTGGGAAGAACACGAAGCAGGATATGGAGATTGACGGGGAGTTCTTCGATCCTGGTCAACCCTTCACCAAACCGGTTAGCCTTCGCCACTTCGTCATTGACACCGCGGCAACTGAGCTTGACCTGATCGACTTCATGGGTGATAGGTACAGCTGCACCCGGGAGTACGTCGAAGAGACCTACCCTGAATTCAATAAGAAAGATATCCCTGCCAATGGTGAGTGGGGTAAGAACAAACCAGAGGACCGGCCAAGCGGTGTTAAAGAGAACCGTGATGAGCGTCTTCGGGATTACATCTGGCTCTGGGATATCTACCTCCCTAAAGAAGGCCTGATCGTTACCATGTTCGATGGCTGGGGTAGTCCACCGCTTAAGGTCCAGAAGTACCAAGGCCCTGAAGGTGGCCCTTACGACATTCTTGCCTTCAACACAGTTCCCGACGAAGTACTTGGCAACCCCGGGGCAAGGCAGGTCTACAACCTCCACAAGATGATTAACGACCTCACCATGAAGAGTTGGCAGCAGGCCAAAGGTAAGAAGGACATCGTTACCTTTGAGGATGGCGCCGAGGATGATGCCGACACCATCAAGAATGCTGGGGATGGTGAAGTTGTTGGTGTAAGGAATAATGCCGGTGTCCAGGAAAGGTCCATCGGCAGCATTGACCCACAACTCCAGGCATTGGAAATCAAGACCAATCAAGAGTTCAACGCCATGAGTGGCAACCTCGAGAACCTTGCCGGCCTTGGTGCTCAGACTGACACCGTTGGCCAGGAGCAGATAATCACCAACACCACAAGCGCCATGGTGAACAACATGCGCAAGGTCACGGTCGAGTTCTCCGAAGCGATTATCAGAAAGCAGGCGTGGTATCTCTTCTACGATCCGTTTATCGACATGCCGTTGACTAAGCGGGTGCCCGGGTCTACCCAAGAGATTTACGTTCGCTACACCGCAGAGGACCGGGAGGGAGACTTCCTTGATTACAACTTCAACATCGAACCTTACTCACTGAAGGAGCAGAGCCCCGAGGAGCAACTTGCCGCAATGTTCCTGGTTCTCGAGAAGTGGGTAATACCGACAGCCGACCAGGCAGCAGAGTCCGGTTATGCTCTTAACTTCGAAGCAACCTCTAAGAAGATCGCGGATCTAAGCGGTATTGAATTCGAAGACCTTTACATCCCAACTGACCCGTCCAACCAGAGTCTACGTCAACAGCAAGGCCCCATCGGTGCTCCTCCATCCAAGACAGATAGCACCTACACCAGGATCAGCCGTAGCGGGACTACCAGCAAGGGTAACGACCAAAACTTAATGATGGCCCTTAATGGGGCTGCACCACAAAACGATGGAGCGGCTGAATTGCCGAGAGGAGAGTAGTAATGCCGATGTATGCTTATTTGTGCGACCACTGCGGTACGGCTGAAGAAACCGTCTTTGAGGTTGAAGACCGGAAACCGTGGATCCAGTGTAAGATTTGCAAGAAGAAGGCTGAACGCGATTACCAGACTGAGTTTGGCAGCAACACCAG